CTTCTTATTAGTCATAAGAACTGGCTTTTCATTACTTCCTAACTGTGGCATCTTACCATTTAACTTTATTAGCCCACCATGCAGCAGACATTTTACCACGAGCAATATTTTTAGCGTGACGAGCTTTAAAAGATTTACGTTTTGCTTTCATACGAGCAGACTCACCTTTTTTAGGTTTACCTGCTGTACCTTTAACTGTACCAACTTTTTTTCCTTGTTGTCCGAAGCGAATAGTTTTTATCTTATCCCCTTCTTTTGCAACAACAATGTGAGACTTCGTTGGATGATTAGGAGTACGTTTAGGTTTGTTATAACCACTTACTCCTGCTCGTTTTAAACGTGGGTCTTTAGCTTTACCACCTTTTTTATAATCTTCTCTCATCATATTAGAATGGTTCTTTTGTAATATTTTTAATATTATGTTTTATATTGTTGTATGTTTCAGGCTTAAACTTTTTTAAACCAAGACCAGTAATAACTAGTAACACAACTAGAAAAATAAATATATCCATATTATTATCTCCTTTTCTTTTTAGTTTTAGTTTTACGATGTAAGCCATGTTGAGCATGTTGCTTACCCTTTGCAGTGGCTTCTCTCTTCTTTTTATTTGCAGCAGCTAACTTACGTCTACCGGCTGCAGTTGATTTAAGTTTTTTAATCTTTGCAGATGGAGCATAGACCTCTCCAGTTTCAGAAGATTTCTTTCCACTGGGAGTTCTCCATTTCTGTTTTGTCCATTTCTTTAAAGACCTTTGAGATTTTTTAAGTGCCATTATTTATCCTTTTCACTATATAAATTATTAAAAGTTATTTCTGGATTCATATAACTTTCGTGTCCTTCTGCAGAATGTAACCACTGGGAAGGGATAAAGTCTGGTGGTCCTTCACCAGTTGCCCACAATGCAGGGTTAGTAACTCTAACTCTGTTATTGGGTAATGCAATAATATTTCCTTTCCAAGGACAATCTTCTGTAATATATAGTACGTGAGACTGTTTATGTTGTGCCGGGTCGTCAGCAATACTGTTATCGGTGTAGTCTACAGTAAACAAATATCTTGCTGTGTAGAACTCATTTGCAATTTTAGCAATCCAAGGTGATGAACTTGTTCTATCTAAAACCACAACTGAGTGTGTTCTAGCTTCACAATCCCAAGGCTGCACCAAATGATTTTCCATTGGTTCTGCCCATTCATCCATAGGTATGTCAGCTACTAAACCTTGTATGGGCATCCTAGCCCACATAGCTCCACCATGAATATTACCTTCTTCCCAATCATCTCGGTCTACTTCATTTCCAGTAAATACTACTTGAAAACTAAGAGACCTATCAGGTATTGTGTTTACTGCTATTGCTAGTGCATGAATAAACTCACCATGATATTTTAAATGATTGTGTGTAAACTCCCTCCTTACCCAACATGGAAAGTGAGGAATATTACTCATTAAGAAAGACATTTAACCTTTCTTCTTCTTACGAGTAGCTTTCCTTTTAACTACTCTTTTAGCTCCCCCTTTAGACATACTTTTCTTTTTCTTAGCTCCACCTTTAGCGTAGCTTTTTCTCATTTTGTGCTGTGGTGTATGTGGCATTATATGCTCCTTACATTAGTTAATATTAAGTCTTGCGACCATGTTGTTTTCGGATAGCTTCTTTTCCTTTCTTAGCTATCTGAGCCTGTGTAGCTTTACCTGCTACTTTAGCACGTTGTTCTAATACTGTCAATATCTGTATCTTACGTGCAAAAGGTTTTTTAATTCGTTTTACTTTGGCTACTGTAGCTCTGGCATCAGCCGGAGTTGCAAACTTAATTGATACAGTATCCTTTGGATTCTCGTCTGTGTATAGTCTTCTTCCACTACCCTTAGGTTTTTTACCTGTTCCTTTCTTAGGGTCTCTTTTCTTTTTAGTCATGACTGTAAATTATAAATAATTAATAATATGAATATTGCTCCGAGTACTGGTGGTAGTGTAGGTAAGAACACCATGTACCATAAAGGTCTACTAAGTAACTTACGATTTGTATCCTCCACCTGCTGCTTTGTATTGTTTTGCAAGCATCTGTGCTTTTCTTGCACTCCATTGTCCGGGTCTTCCACCTTTACTCCCTGCTTTAATTTTATTAAATAATCTTTTACGCATAGTAGGTTTCGTATAGTTACCTGCTTTGTTTACTGTAGATTTCTTTTTAGTTGTTGTTTTCTTTCTTGGCATTGTTCTTCCTTCGCTTTTGCATTAGATGCTCCCACATAATATTGTTAGCATCCAACTTCTGTTTCATCGTAGCTGTCTTCTTCTTCATATTCTATTTCTTCAGCATCTATTGTTACAGGAGCTTTATCTGGTAATATAAAGATACCACTAGATGCTTGCATATTAATATCTAACTTCTCAGACTTTGACACTCCTACACGGTCTAATAAAGACTGTGCAGCTACCAGTTTATTACTAGCCTGAGGTATTGGTTTATCCGAATCCATGATTTCTAAGAGCTTAAAAGCTGCCTTAGGTGCATTATGAGCTAGTACATCCTTAGTTAACTCTAAGACTTCGTTCTTTAAAGACTTTAAAACCTGATAATGTCCACCAGAATAACCTGCTAAAGCTGCTGCAGCCTTTGCATCTCCTTGTGTTTCTACAAGATTGTCTAAAAATAATTGTTGTTTGTCTGTAAGCTTTCTAGCTTGTTGAGTTGTGGGTATAATACTGCTCATGTAAACTAGTATAAGGTGCTATGAAAAAAAGTCAAGAAGGACTTGACAAAAAGCTCTCTGGACTGTAGAATGAGGCTTGTCCGGTAGGCAGGTTAGCACCTACAGGATACCCACCACTATATAGTCTTTAAAGCCCGACCTTTCTGGTTTACACCCCAAACAGCAAAAAATATATAACCACACCATAGATATATACGGAGGGTGGTATGGTCTCCTGCGTACCTACAACAAGCCAGTTGGTTAGTAGGTCTATGGACCTACCAATACTTTACAGGCTAACTAAGCTATAGAAGATGGTCAAGATAATCTTCCTTTTATCGTTTGTATTGTATTGGAAGTCCTGTAAAGTATTGCTATCATATCTAGAATAAAAAATTTTATGCCAACAAGAGGATTTGCTTGTGCAAGCCAAAGACTTTGTAGGGCATTGTAGCCTATCGCATCACATTGGTAGGATTGTAAGTCTCTCCTTTAATCACAAAAACCACCTAGTTTACAAAATCTACAAAGTTTATGTACGTTAATATTATTAGTATTAAACTGAAAACTTCATAAACTTCAAAGACTTAGGTGGTTTTTGTGTATCATTAAGTCTTTGGCTGTATCCATATTAGCTCCTTAGATTTAGTTAGAGTTAATGTATTTGATTTAACTGGAAGAGATGTAATCAGATGGCATCAAATCAGACGTGTATTACAGGAGCTTTGCTACATAAGTATGCTCTTCTCACGCTCTGCTGACATGCTGTGTTATTATGCAGGAATTGATAGTTTTTGATTTTCGGTAACTAATATAAAGACAGCATAAAATTTATCCTATGTAACTATTTACCAGTCGGCATCATTGAATAACCTACGTCAAAAGTCAACAGGCTGATAAGATTTTTTAAATACTTTGTTTTTAATAATTTATTTGTATTTAAAAAATCAACAGCCTGTAAGCACTGCTTTTGACGTAGAACATTACAATAATGCTTTATCGACTTATAGTTAATAGGAGAAATTTTATGATATTAGTTACTTTCGAAAATCAAGAAACTATTCAATTCGATAATAACGACAGATTTACAGCAGAGGTTCTAATAGATACTTATGTATCTGCAGGACTTCCTGTAATAAACCTCAGATGTAGTGATGCATCTGATTACATGGCTCTTCAAGATTATATCTTGGAGATTAACTCTAAAATCCATAACTAAATCTAAGGAGGTATAATATGGATAAAACTTTTGACATTAATGATTTTGATTCGGAGAGACTTAAAAGTCCTGCAACTTGGAATCAATGTGATGCGATAGGCAAGAAATTTGCCAAAACTAAAGATGGGATGAATTGGAGATTGCACAAGCAAATCCGAGCTTGTTTATATAATGAAATTAAACAAGGGAAACTATCTTTTGCTCAAGCATCTGATATGATAGCAAATAAGAAAACTCTTCCAATACAATACAAAAGGAAGATAACTGCTTATCTTGACGCTAATCAAGAAGCTTAGTTAGCTATCTGAAAGGGTAGGTCTTTAATTAGACCTACTCTTTTTTTATGCTTGTTGTAGGTATATAATAAATGACTTAGCTAAAGCTAAGACTTCTTTTTTTAGGAGACCATACCACTATACAATATTTTATTAAAGTACGATGTTTGTTTTATTGAATAGGGGCGTTGTGTGGAGGGCGTATTTTATGTACCTTTTATCTTTATGTACCATAAAATTTATGTACCTTTTATGTACCTTTTACTATAAAAACTATTTAATATATATTAAATATCATATGCTTGCAATCTTGGTCGGAGTGTGCTACGCTCTTGGGGAAATGGCAGGAAACAACAAAGTCTTTAAATATATATTACAAGTAAGAAATATAGTATGCTTGCAATGGTCGGTCGGCTGTGGTATAATTTATGGGCTTTGGGCGACTTGCCCCATTTGTTTAATAATAATAACCTGAGGAGGTTTTAATATGGCAGTAAATGTTAGTGTTCATGATGTAACTAAAGTTGAAGTTCAAAAAGCTACTCTTACTAGAGAAAATGGTGAGACATGGTTTGTTACTAAAGAAATAATAGTGACAGATGATAGTGATAAAGAAGTTCTTAAAGTAACTTTGTTTGCTGATGGTGATAAGGAAATAGTGTTTAATGAAATTGAGGAGGTGTAGTGGAAAAGATTATTTTTGACTCAGAGCTAGTTAAACAGCTCATAAAAGATATTGAAGATAGTAAGAATGACGAACTTAATTTTGAGGAGGATTAATGAGTTTTAGAACACAAGACTTAGCATTCAATCATTATCGTAATAAAGGTTTTAAATATGATAACTCTATGAGTATCCGAGAGGATAAGTGGTTCATATTTAGAAAAGGCAATCGCTATGTAGTTATTACTCCAAAGTATGATTCAATACTTGGAACTAACTGGATAGCGAGAGCTTGGTCTTAACATAAAAAATACTATATGCTTGCAATCATTTGCAGGCTGTGGTACAATTTATGGGCATTGGGCATCTTGCCCTTTTTAATAATAATAATAATACCTGAGGAGGTAATCAAGATATGAGTAAAACTACTTATACTGTAAAAGGGAGTGCGACTTCCACACCAATCGCATTAGCACCATTATCAATTCAAAAGATTTGGAATAGAGGAACTGAGTTAGGAGTAAATATCTTAAGAGTCAGAGCTGTTCAAGATCGTAATGAAATATCTACTGGTGCTACATTTGATGGCTATCACAAAGATAAAGTTTCTATCTATAGTCAGAAAGACAATCCTGCTAGAGAGCTTTGGTTCAGGAGGTTTGTTAAGTTGAATGAAGCTAACAAGAGTATGCAAGTTCTTGAAGTTGCAGATAACCTTGACGTTCAAGATACTTTGAGTGTTATGGACTCTTACAATACATTTGCGAATGGTAATGTATTTACTAGATTCTTCAGAAAAGCCTTTAGCTTAGTCTAAAGCAATCGTGTAGCTAGTCGTGAGCTTATATAAGATTCTGGCAAAGATCAGTAATAAGATAAAAAGTACGATAAAATA